TATCTTTTATTCCTTCCCACTGAGTTTCCTTGTGATAATCAGACCCCCACACTTCACCGCTGGGTCTGAGTAATTCTCCGCTGGATATGTTGCATTTGTAAAAGATGGATTCATATTGAATAATTTCATTTTCAAATAATTCTGGAAGATGGTTCATGACCAAGTATCGTTCATCGGTTATAAATTCCAATACATCCCCAACAATGATTTCTGTGTCATATGGAACCATTGCTTTCCTGAAAGATTCAATCGTTATCGGCTTGGTTGCTTGGCTGGTTAAAGAATAATCACAATATTCCCCTGAAACATTGCCAGTATCACGTATAATTGTGTAAGCGGCTCCTACTTCAACTAAAGTATCTCTTATGTCATCGCCGATAGACATTCAGTTTCTCTCACAGTAAATTTATGATTTGACTCTTTACGACACGTCCAACCTTTATCACATAAAAACGATTATCTTGCCTAAGCATTCGCTTTATATAATCATGAGCTATTAACTTCATAAATTCTCGTTAGGGTGTAACAATTACCTCATTATTTTCATCATACGTGAAATCCCGGCCCGTTTGTCCCTGGCTGGCAAATCCAGAATCAATCTTTGTCCCAGCGGCTTGATAACTCGAAACTCCAGCAAATTCAAACGCATTTTCTTCCTGCGCTTCTTTAAAATCTTCATCCATCCGCTCGACTAATTTTAAGTAATGTTCGAAACGATGTTGGAGATAGATATTTTTATAGCGAAATTTAGCCGCTGACTGCGAGAGCAGGTAAAAGAATAAATGCCTTTTGCTTCGTGAGATTAACCAAGTGAGCTTAAAATCAGCAGTTTGTGGCAATGACCATCCGGTATCACGCTCGGCGGCTAATATCGCATTGGTATAGTCATCATCTTCAATGCTACTCGAAAGCCCCTTCAATTCCTGTTGAAGCAACGCTGCCATTTCTGTGCTGGTCATGTTTCGGCCTCAGTTTCTCGTATTCTTTCTTAATTTTCGTAAGTATTTCAGGTTTTGGTGTGGCACCCTTTCGCCATCTCGTTATTGTCTGGTAACTTACGTTAAGTAAATTTGAGACAGCGGCTATTGTGCCCTTTGCATGGATTAGACCCTCCAGCTCTGGAAGGTGCTTGGTAGGTTTCTCTTTGGTTAAAAAGCTCGCGTTATCGGGTTCTGCCTCAACGGTTTTCTCGGTTGCGGCCTCCGGGGTTTCTTCTTCCTCGGGTACATTGATAGTTGTTTCGTGAATCGTTTCCGTCACTTCAGGCTTGGGCTCAGGGAGTACTCTTACTGTCCTGGCTCCCTGGGCCACTTCAGCCATTACATCCCTTGGAATCGGGGATATGGTGTCATCAAACACCATTCCCTTCTTCCAAAGTTCTTCACCTTTAATATGTTTCAAGACTTCGACTTTCATGTCGATTGCCCTCCGTTAAGTAGGTTCAAATGCTACAACCACGGCCAAATTCCGCATCTCGGTTGTGGGACTGGTTGTTCTGGTTAAGGTCATGTCATAGGTTATCATATCTCCAGGAGACACATCATTAGCAGACGCGCTCATTACAGCCTGCGTAATACCAGTGTCACCACTCACCTTAGTTGTTTTGTTGCTTGACGCCTCCCCACTCACGTGAGCAATAATGGGAGCAGTGGTCAGGCAAGTTGTCCCGTTGATTTTCACATCAACAGTTAAGGACAAGGTGTTGCTATCATCCTTGCCACTTTCCTCGCAAGACAGCCAAACATCCTGGATCTTACCACCAACATTTGCCGCCCCCAAAGGAGCATCAGTAATATTGCCAGTAATTTCACCAGAATGTAAGGCCATCATGGGTGACACTTCATTTGCTGCCCACTGTCTTTGAGCACCCGGGGAAGAGTATGGTCCCATTTTCTGTTTCATACCGTCACCCCCTTATGCTACGTCTAACTGGTAAACTGCATCCTCGTGATACAGAACGGGTAAACCCTTATCTTCAACTCGCACGAAGATTCCATCAGGATCGGTTTTCACCCAACGATCAATCTGCTGACCCCATTTTCTGGAAAGTTCATGGGGAGACTTCATCATTTCAGCAATCGGCTCGCCATCCACACTATCGGCCCACATGACAAACTTATCCGTAGGGATAAACTTCTTTGTCATATAAACATAATCCTCAGTAGCCTTATAAGCCGAGGCAAGCGTCCCGGTACAGGTAATGGTCCCTGCATTTGTATCTATGGACGCAATGGTTAAATCTTCTTTTGTTTTTGCCGAAGTATCCAGACAAGTTAAAGTTCCACCCACCTCAAAATCGGTGGTGTTATCAACATACACTGTCGGGGATGCACCAGCGGTCAGGGCAGTGGTTATCCATGCCCGGATCTGATACGCCTCGTCATACAGGTGCATATTCTGGATTCCAACCAAACTGCCAATCACGCTTAACGGGTTCTGGAAAAGATCCCCATCGCCATAAGACGACTTTGACAGAAGGGTCTGGATGGTATCGTCGAAAATCATGTACTTCAAAACTTCCGTAGTGAAGATAGCATGGTTCAAGATCCCCGCATTGGCATTGCTGATCACCAGCTTTGCAGCAAAAATGTCCTGAGCAATGTCTCGTTTGGTCCCATCACTCCACTTGTAATCAACTCCCAGGGAAACCTTGTTGTCATCGGGAATGCCGTAATCCAAGGTAATGTAGACATCATTATAATCCTTATATGTGAAGCCATCATTACAGAGCATCTGGGCAAGCATCCATTCCTCCCTGCGATACGATCTATTACTCAGATTACGTACCTGTTGAGAGAGAGTCCGGGCCGACTTCTGATACTTACGGTCGGTTCCGAGCTGACGAATGTTGTTCAAAAAAGAACTCCCAAAAAAGGTTTTTTCTTTCCAAAATGCCGCGTGAGCAGAGCTTGTTGAACTGCCCGGCACAACAGCATCCGGAGCCGCTGCATCCTCAGCCGCAAACGGGGTTAAACCCCTGCTGCCGATCTGAGATTCCCATTCAATGTCCGCTGACTCGTAATTTACCGCACTAAACATCTTCCTCAGAATCAAATTCGGTGGTTCCATGAATTTGGTAACGAGCTTATTCAGTACCGTTAACTTCAAGGCAGGTATATCACTAATACTAATAGGCATATTTGTTCACCTCCTTTCCTTTCTTACATGACCAGGTATCGCCCGTTCTCAACAGAACCCGAAAGGTCCGTCAGAACATCGGCGTTATAGTTATACAGCGAATCCTTATAAAGCATGGCGTTTTTGATGACCATAACACCCTGCGCTCCCTTGGCGTCCTCGCCCGTCCCAGCATCTACGGTTCCAACCAAAATCCCAACGCCTTTCACAAATGGAGTTGTGGCAAAGCTCTGGATGGTGATCACAGCGCCTTTGGCTATGGTTTGCGATTCAAAAGCATTCGTTACCGTGATTACCCCCATGTGGGTATAAGTTGTTCTGTCAATGGCCGTAATCGCGCCAAGGTCCGTTTCGGTCCCAGCACGATCGCTGTCCCCGCAAACCAGATGATCACCCACGAGAAACTTGTAGCTGTCATCCAACGTAGTGTATCCGGTCGTTCCGGTACTCGGGTCGGACACTAAGAATGCGGCCCCAAACAGATCGGCAATTCCAGCCGCTACGTTCCCAACAGTATCAATGCCAGTGTACGGCACATACTGATCCACTCGACTTGTGCTCTCCGTGATGATCCCCATAACTGCACCAGCTTCTATAATTCCGTAGCCGGCAGGAATGGTTATCGCCCTCGATAAAGCATTGTTGGGGTCACTGTAAAACAGCCGTTTCATATCGGACTGTGAACCTCTCAAAATATATGGTGTATCTCCTTGTGGCATATTACTTCACCTCCTTTTTTCCACCGGACATGACGAATATCTCATCCGCCAAATCTTCATCGGCCTGGTCTTCTTTCTTCAGTTTGGCGCTCTCGCCCTCAACCTCCTTGACCGAAACACCAAAACCAGACGTTTCTGAAGTTATGCCCCTGGATTCCCAATCTTCGATCTCGGCATCGACCGCCTTCCCGAAAGCCTCGGCATCAAGCTGGTCATCTTTGATGAAATCTTCATGACTGACTTGATTCCTCACCTTGTCATTCAGTCGATCCGGAATTGTGCTCTCGCTCAATTTCTCATTCCAGATCTCTTTGGCATCAGACTTCAGCTCCTTTTCCGTGCGGATGGCATCAGACTTCTGAAGCGCGGCAATCTCTTTCTTTGATTCCTTACGCTCATCGCTACGACCATCTCGCTCCTGGGCCAACTTATCCTCAAGGTCCGTTTTTTCCTTATCGAACTTATCAGAAAGCTCTTTGGTCACATCATCAGTGGTTTTAGTCACGATTTCGGCCAAAAGCTCAGGGTGTTCCTTGCTTAACTGCTCAAAGTTCATTTCCTTCACCTCCTCGTTAAATTGTTTATCGGCTTGGTCGCTCCGAGCGTTGCTTATGGTTTTAAGACTTATCTCTATCTCATCACTTGCAAAAGCCGCTGATTTTGTGTTGGTGTCATACCCGAATACACAAACCGAAGCCTCTTTGAATGTAGATTTGCGCCAAACAGTCCCTGGTCCCTTCAGGACTATCCCGTTCACTTCCGCTTTTTCACCCTTATTAAGTCTTTCCACAGAAGTAGGGGAAGCATAAATACTGGCCTCAAACGGAAATCCGGATTTTGATAGCTTCCTGAATTCCTTACTTTCCGGAGTATCAACAAATTGAGCACCATTGAATTTAATTGCCCCCATACTGGTATCCGGCTTTTTAGCAAATGCAATCTTTTTAGACGTTTCATGGTTTTCAAGGATAGGATACTGTTTTTTCGGGAAAGACATCCCCGCCAAATCAATTGACAAATTTCCCCAATACCAGTGGTCTTCAATAATCCCCCCGCTATACGCAACCATCTGGAAATCATCCTCGCCGTCTTGATCTTTCACTTGAGCAAACCCTTCGTGATCCATAAAATGAAGAGCCGCTTTCGGCATTTTCGTAACTGTAGTTTCCATTGATTGTTTCTCCTTTTTTTTCATTACTTCCTGCCTTTTCCTGTTTTCCGGGTCGGTTTACAACCCCCGCGCCCACGGTTATTCCTGGTCCCACCACCACTATTATTTCTCCTTGGAACTCCCTTTGCCATCGTCTTTCACCTTCTTTCTTGCCGGTTCCGCCTGCTGACTCTCCTGGATGCTCTCCGCATCTACTGTCATTGGTAGTTCCGGATATTTTCTTTTTTCAGTCTCATACTGAAGTCTCATTTTTGGATAATTCGCATAACCCAATTTTTTAACCAATTCGGATTTCGGGATCCCCGCTGTATCGCTCAGATCACTGTGCTTTACACCAAAAAGGCTCCGCGCCCTGGATTCCATATCGTTGATTTCAGAAGTCGGGAAATTGATGTCGATAATAGCCTCGGGATGTTTCTTGACTTTTTTGAAAATCGGCTCGGATTCGCCGTCACTTTTCCCGGGTTTAAACGCCACAGCCTCTTCGACATTGAAGAATTCCGGAAATGCAGTCACTTGTGACCGTAAGAAAAAAATGCTCCCCCAAAAATCATACCGGAGGAACCTTGCGAAATAGGCGATCTCATCAGAAGTCCGGTCACTCATAGGTCCCCGGGATTCCTTAACAGACGCAAACGTCCCGGTTGACTGCCCTGTAGTTACACCTGATTCTTCATTTAAGCCTGACGTAACCA